TACGAAAGAGAATCAAATGGTCTTTATACATTAACCTTTCTTAAGGTTAGAGAAGAAATCGTTGGAACAACACAATATATTAGAGAATATACTCCTGAAGAAATCAAGGTATATAAGGTTGAGGAAGATGCTCCAAATGAAGCAAACATTATTTCTGTTATTCCTAATGAACTTGGGAAAATTCCTGCAACATGTGTATATGCTGAAAGATCAAACATCAGGGGGGTGGGTATCTCAGCCGTAGGCGATATTGCGGACATCCAGCGTTCCATCTATGAAGAACATAGTGAGATTACAGAACTAACAAAACTCACAAACCATCCTAGTTTGGTTAAGACGGCTTCAACGGAAGCGTCAGCGGGAGCAGGTGCGATAATTCAGATACCAGATGATATAACAGATGCAACCAAACCTTATCTGTTACAACCTAATGGTCAAAACATTTCAAGTTTATTGGAATCAATCAAACACAAGATTGAATCAATTGACAGAAGTGCGGCATTGGGTGGTATTAGAAGTGTTGAATCAAGAAGATTATCAGGCATTGGATTACAAACAGAATTTCAATTGTTATCAGCAAAATTAAGTTCATTTGCGGCAAGCATGGAATTGGCAGAAGAACAAATCATGCGTATTTGGTGCATGTATCAGGATGTTGTATGGGATGGAGAAATTCATTATCCACGTTCATTCTCAATACAGGACAAAGCAAATGATATTGCCATGCTTAAATTAGCAAAAGAATCAAATCCAACTGACCCTGTGCTGTTAAGAGAAATTGACAAACGCATGTTGGAAATTATTGTTGATGACCCAGAAGAACTAGAAGAATTAGAAAAAGAATCCCCATTGAGCGAGGATGATGAGGATGACATGGAGCACCCAGTTACTGACGAGGGAAATAGAGAAGCCCACATCAGAGAAATGATTATGGAAGGATACACGGATCAACAGATTCTAGAAAAACATCCTGAAATTAGTCAAGAAGATATTGTGAGAACAAAGGCCAATCTATTAAACGATCCTAATGGGTAAGTTTATCTTTGAACCGCCACCATGGCAAAATGAAACAGAGATACGCATAAGAGAATTGCTTGGTCTTTACAATGAAGATATCTTTAAGTTTGAAACAAAGAAAAACAAACGTGCAGGTATTAGAGCAAGAGCATATCTATTAGAACTGCATCATCTTTGCAAAACAAGAAGAAAAGAAATTTTAGAAGATAAAAGGCACATAGGTTGGTATGAACATCCTAGTTGGGAAGAACATGAAGAGGACGAAGAATAATGCCAGTTAGAAAAGTAAAAGGTGGATATCGTTGGGGCATGTCAGGACGTATCTACAAAACAAAAGCAGAGGCTGAAAAACAAGGCAGGGCAATACAAGCATCCAAGAGCAGAGGCGGTAGAAAAAAACGCTAATGGGAATGGGTGATGATATGATGTATCTAGGCGAGGCCTATAGAATACATCAACAGACAGGCAAAAAGATTGCTCCACAAAAAGATGGACATATTCGTCCAATCAACTATCGCAAACAACCAGCATTCAAAAACATAGATTGGATTGACTTACAGGGCGTTCCTGTTGAACAAAGACCCAATGGTAAACGTTGGTATCATGACGTTGATAGTTATGAACCAAAACCAGCACCAATACAATTGGATTCAAATGAGGATGGTTGGGCACAGAATATTAAAAAACAATATGGTGAATATGTTCTTGTAAATCCAGATGCAAAAGTAAATGCACATCATGCCAACAACAAACATTGGCCTTGGAAACATTGGCACACATTGGTTAAAGAATTGCGTGATGCTGGATATACGGTGATAAGATCAAAACCACAAGGTCATGCTGAATTGGATGGTGCCATAAACATAGTAACAGAAGTTCGTGATTTTTTTGCATTGGTAAAACATGCCAATTGGGTTATAACAACTGATGGGTTGGCACATCATACAGCGGCGGCATTTGATGTTCCATGCACCGTTATATGGGGTCATTGCACCTCGCCAAAGCATTTGGGTTACAAAAATCAAACGGATATTATCACAGACTTACCAGGAGCACCCTGTTACACAATACACAAGGATTGTGAATTATGCCAACAAGCCATGCAAAAAATAACACCTAAACAGGTGCTAAAAACAATATCCTTTTAAATACTAGTATGGTAACAATTACAACAACCAGCGTAAAAAGTTTAATTCCAAAACGAGTAGGAGGAAAAGTTATGGCTTCAAGAGGTGGTAGAAAACCTTCACGTGGTGGACGAAAAAAAGATCGTAGCATGTCACGTGGTATGCCTAAAACCAGCAGAGGTGGCAGAAAACGTCGCAAATAGGCACGATTTTCTTTTAAAACAATAAATAATACATTACTCCAAGCGAGGAGGGGTAGAACTCAACCAATATAAAGAGGAACCAAAATGAATGACACAGAACAAGTGGTAAAAACAGAGGAAACTGCACCGCAACAACAAGTTGAAAAGCAGGCTGATACAAGAGAGCAAACACAATCTTTCTCACAGGATGATTTGAATAGAATTGTCGCAGAAAGAGTGGCACGTGAAAAGTCTAAGTTTGAAAAGAAATTTGAAAACGTAGATTTGGATCATTATAAAACGTTGATAGAAGCAGAAGAAAAACGCAAACAAGAAGAACTTGAAAAGCGTGGCCAGTATGAAACGTTATTGAAAGAGCAGGCTGAAAAGTTTAACTCCAAAATACAAACATACGAGCAAGAATTGCATTCTATCAAGGTAGACGGCACTTTGCTAAATGAAGCAAGTTCCAACAAAGCAATTAACCCTCAACAGGTTGTTGCATTGTTAAAAGGACAGGTTCGTTTAAATGAAGCGGGTGGCGTTGATGTAATTGATCCAACTGGACAGGTTAGATATGATGATAATGGTAATCCATTAAAAGTATCTGATCTTGTTAAAGGCTTTTTACAAGAAAACCCACACTTTAAGGCTCCAACACCAAGAGGTAGCGGAACTGGAAGTGCTCAGGGAGAACAAGGCTCTTTGGTTGAAACTGATATATCTAAACTGGATATGAATAACCCTAGGCATAGACAGCAATTTGCTGAATCAATGCGTAACAAAGGTGTTAAACTATAAGTTTAGATAACATTTAACTTAATAGGAGAAAGCAAATGGCTCAAGAAACTACAAGTTCAACTACTAGCACGTTATATGCCAATATGGTGCAAGCGGCTCAGTATGTAATGAACGAAAGAGCAGTTATCCGCCCACTAGTTCGCAACGTAAACATGGTTGGAACTCCAGGCTTAACTGCACAAATCCCAGTGTTCCCAACTATCGCGTCAGCAGGCGTGGCAGATGGCACAGCACTAACAAACACAGAATACACTACTCTAAGCAAGGAAATTTCTTGTGCAGAAGCAGGTGTAATGGTTACATTAACTGACCTAGCAAGAGAAGCGGCAACTGAAGATTTAGCGGCGGCACTAGGTAAGCAAATGGGTAATAGTTTAGCAGAAAAGATTGATACTGATCTTGCTAACTTATTCTCAACATTCTCAGACCAAATTGGTGGATCAGGCACAGAATTAACTGCTGACCTAATTTTCCAAGCGGGTTCTATTTTGAGATCAAACAAAGCGCCTGGACCATACTACGGTGTGTTCCATCCTAAGCAAATCTTCAACTTGAAGAAACAACTTGCTAACTTAGGTGCTAATACAATTCCAAATCTATCAGATGTGGGTAATATTGCACTTAGAGAAGGCATAGTTGGTGTTGTTGGTGGAGTAACATTGATTGAATCAACGGTTGTTGCAGAGAATGACTCAGCAGGTAACCAAGTTGGTGGTATCTTCAACGAAGACGCAATCGCATACGTTTTAAAACGTGACATCAGAATTGAGAACTTAAGAGTTCCTTCAGTTCGTGGTGAAGAGTGGGTTGCATCAGTTGCTTACGGCGTAGGTGGTGTAATGGATGGTAATTCATCTAGACCAGGTTACGGTGTAGGTATTACGGTTGACGCTAACTACTAATACCTTAGTTTAGTTAAACCTTTACAGGTAGCAATGGAGAGGGCGGCTTTATGTCGCCCTTTCTTTTTATATGATTTTCAATTATACGGCTTTTTTAGTGTAATGTTATGCATTTCGTATAAATATTATTAGTAGTAGGAAGGACCTG